CCCATGACATTGGGAGGAAGATCCACACTTAAATTGTTTTGATACCAATCGCCATTGTTAAGTTGAGTGCTACCCTGAGCAGCAGTCTTAATGGCGTCGGTAACCTGAATCTTGATTAGTTGAGTATTAGATCCGTCGTAATGATACTCCTGCCAGAAGTCAATCGCTTCATCAATCAAATCATCTAGTTGCTCGTCGCACACATTGATGTCAATGGCAGGATATCCCAACCTACGGAGGGCATATGCCTTTAGTTCGGCTTTACTAGCTGGTTTTGTTGCTGACATTTGTTATCAGGAGAATGAAGTGATTGTGAGAGTCGTAACATCATTTGCACCAACGACTTCTCCAACTTTGAAGAATCCGTCAACATTATCAATAGTGACCGAAGTTTCAGTAAGAGCAGTGATGACACCCGTAGATCCACTGGTGCTACCAGTCAAGGTTGCTCCGACTTCCATTGCAGTAATATCTGCCAGAGTGAAGGTTGCATTTTCAAAGACAGTCGCAACATCAATAGTTGCAGACTGACCACCACCAGCAATTGTAATTGTATCGCCAGGTGCATAACCACTACCAGCATTGGAGACAACTACGTTAGTAATTACACCAGAAGATGCAGTGATATTAACAGTCAGATTAGTTCCACTTCCAGTAGTAGTGGTAGCAACGTTGTTTGCAGTAGCATAACCAGTACCACCACTCAAGGTTGCAAAGTTAAACGATGCAACGCCACCTGCATTAGGGTTGACAATGGTAATAGTGTCATTGATGGCATATTGAGAACCTGCCTGGTTGATAGCAAGTCCAGTAATTGCGCCATTAGTAGTGGTAGTATTAACTGACAATCCAGTACCAGAACCACCAGTAGTAGCAACGTTAGTGCCGTTGGTATATCCTCCAAGTCCATTATTGGTAATAGATCCCAGAGTTACAACAACACCAGGAGTCGGGTCACCGTTAAGATTAAGGGTAAGAGTGGTTGCGGTGGACAGATTGTTCAGCATTGCACTGAGTTGTGCAAATGCATTGTCAAGTTTGTCCTGAACTCTTTGTTCGGTGTAGTAGAGATTGCCACCTTCAGCAAGATCATCGGTGTCATGGTTGCTGAGAGTGGAAACTGTACCAGTAACATTACCAGTAAGATCGCCAGTAACATTACCAGTAAGATCAGCAGTAACACCACCAGTTACAGTAAGAACATTGGTGCCAGTGTGGAACTTCATGCCAGAATCTGCTCTCAGAGCAGAAGTACCAGATCCGACAGAGTTGGCAACAATGCCGACGAAGTAGTCGCCAACACTACCAGACTGACTTACCGAAACGGTAGTGGCGTTGCCCGTCACATTACCAGTGAGGTTACCCGTGACGTTACCAGTAAGATCACCAGTGACATCACCAGTAACATTACCGAGAAGATTTCCAGTAACATCACCAGTAACATTACCAGTGAGGTTACCCGTGACGTTACCAGTTACATTACCAGTGAGATCTGAAGCGACCTTATCAACAGTAAGAGTCCAGTCAGGGTTGCTGTAGGAGAGAACTACGTTGTTGTTGGCAAAGATAGTTCTTCCAGAGGTTGCACCATATCCACTGAACGATGCGAGATACATGGTGGTTCCACCACCGCTGCCAGTGCTAACTGCAGTTGCGTTAGATGCGTTACCAGTCAGGTTACCAGTGACGTTACCAGTCAAAGTTGCAGTGATTGTTCCAGCAGAGAAGTTGCCAGATCCATCGCGAATGACAAGGTTGTTTGCAGCGTTTGTGCTAGAAGAAGCAATGGAGATAGTCGGATTGCCACTAACGCCATCAGCATTAGAAACACCAATACCAGAACCAGAAACTACAACCTGTCTCTGTGCATATACACCAGTTGCAGTTCTAGCAACCAAACCAGTACCAGTCTGAGCAGCAAGAGCAGTAATATCAGAGTCATTAAAGACGGTCGTGATAGTTACATTAGAACTGCCGTTGAACGATACGCTTCCATCAACAACACCATCAACAGTAATTGTTCTGGCAGTGCGGAGAGCGTCGGCAGTAGTTGCGTTACCTTGAATACCTGCGTTACCACCGATACCGTTGTTGACAGTGATCTGGTTAGCAGAGAAATTACCAGAGTTTCTAGTAACAACACTGTTGCCAGTAGTATCGGTACTGCTGGTATCCAGACCATCAAGGAGATCGGCATTAAGGTTGTTGACCTTAGAGGTAGAGTTGATGATCAGAGGAGAACCAGAAGTGACGTTACTGGTAATCTGACCGTCAACTGTCAGGGTGCCATCAATGTTGGCATTAGCGTCAACGTCAAGGGCAGTTCCTGTAGAAGTCAGTCGCAGTGAACCTGCCTGCAGAGCAGCATCAGTACCACTGAAGACTTCGGAATTATTAGTTGCGTCTCTAAGGAAACGGAAGACTTCCAGGTTGTTATCCCAACCATAGAAACCAAGTCTTGCCTGGGTATCGTAGTATCTGAACTCAACACCACGGTCCTTATTATCGTCACTAGAAGGAGCAGTGTCACCACCAAGAGTGATAATAGGATCATCAATGGTTACGACCGTGGAGTTTACAGTGGTCGTGGTTCCGTTAACGGTGAGGTCTCCACCGATAACCATGTTATTTCTCAGTTCAGCGTTACCAGTGGAAACGTCAACAAAGAAGCTATTGACTGCACCAGCGTTATCGTAGACAACAAAGTCGCCACCAACGTACTGATTCTTTGTAATTCTTGCACCACCATCAACAGTAAATGCTACGTTACTATCAGCAAACGAGGTAACATCCTGAGTATTCGTGATGCTAACCTTACCGCTGAATCCAGTATTACCAGACTGAGTGGTGGCACCAGTAATCTCAATGTCACCAAAGACTCGCAGATCGCCGCCGATAGCAACGTTACGATCAAAACCAGCACCAGGGGCACAACGGAAACCACCGTCTGCACCATAGGTTCCAGTCAAAGTTTGCTGAGTAGTGCTCTCAAGAGTGGTGATACCAGCAACGTTGAGAGTATTGTTAAGGTCAACAGCATTGGCAACAGTCAGAGTACCAATAATATTGGTGTTGCCGTTGTCAGAATCAACGCTGAACTTGGTGACTTGAGATCCGTTCTGGATGAACAGTCCTTCGTTAGCAGAATTGATGTAGATGCTATCTTCAACCAAAAGTTGACCGCCAATGTTCGCTCTCTTCGCCAAAGACAAACCACCAGCGACATACAGAGCAGCAGAAGTGTTAGTAACACCAGTAGAGTCTGCAGTATCCAGGATACGAACAATATCTGAGAAGTTAGTAGTGCCGTTAGTTACCGAGAAACCATTGTTGATAGTCAGAAGACCTTCAATTTCAGTAGCACCATCTGCAGATGCGACAGTAAACTTATCTACACCACCAGAAGTTCTAACTGCAAAGTTGGCGTCAATATCAACCGTGCCATTAAACTCGGAGTTCGCTTGGACAGTAAGAGTGTCGCTAGTAGAATCACCGAGAGTAACATTTCCGTTAGAGAACAGATCACGGTAGAATCTTACATCACCGTGAACGTCAAGAGTGCCAATAGCATTGGTGCCCTGACCAGAGCGACCAATAGTCGTGTTACCAGACTCACCGAGAACTTGGAACTCAACAGTATCGCCGTTGTTTACCTTACCAATGTAGAGATCATCACCAATGTGTAGATCGGTTGCAATACCAGCACCACCATAAACTCTCAGGTTAGAGGTATCATCTGTTGCATAAGAAGGAGTATATGCTGCTCTTGTACCTGTACGGAACTTATAACGAACTTCCAAGTAGTTCTGTCTGTTATAGTTCGCTGTCGTATCTTCCTTCTGTACGATTTGACCGTTGATGAATACATCACTATTAAACATGAAGTTGCCTTCAATGTATCCACCACCATCAAATCGGAATGCACCGTAGTCACTATTCTGAATTTCGTAGAGACCAGTAGATTGATTCAGAGCAATTTGGGGTTCTGCAGTGCTCTCAAGGTAAGTAAAATCCGAAACATTCAAGGTGTTGTTCAGATCAAGACCACCCGTTAGAGTAGTTCCTCCAGTAACACCCAGAGTGCCAGCAATAAGGGTATTACCAGAAGCAGAAGCAACATTGAATTTATTTGTATTGACGTTAAGGTCGTTAGTGATATCTACAACGCCATAGAAAGATGCGTTACCAGTCGTAGATTGCAGTTCAATACGAGTGGTTCCACTACCAT